CAGGCTGAGGTCAACGTCGCCGAGCAGGCGACCGACTATGTCAATTACACATTTTGGAACGACAATCCAGGATTCTTGATCCTTCACGGCGCTTTCAAGGATGCGCTGACGGTCAAAACGGGCTTCGTCAAGTGGTGGACCGACGACACGCGCGAGAAGCAGCGCAAGACCTTCGCCAACATCACCGCGGACCAGATTCAGCTGATCCTGAGCGACGATTCGGACGCTCGGGTTCTGCGGATCGGCCGGCCCGTCCCTCCTAGCGCGCCGGCCGATCCGTCCATGCCGCCTACGTCGCCTACGCCGCCGGTCTACGACGAGGTTGTCATCGAATTCGAGGTTTCGAAACCGCTCGTCAAGATCGCCGGCGTGCCGCCGGAAGAGATGCGGATCGATCGCTACGCACGCTCGTTCAAGGATAGCCGCATTGTCGGGCATGAGCGTGTCGTGCCGGTCGATCAGCTCGTCGCCAAAGGTTACGACCGCGAAATTTGTGTCGAAAATATCCAATCGGGCGCGTCGACCTTCACTCTTGAACCCCAATTGCGCAATCCCGGCCGATTCATGGGTTCGCGCGTCGGCGATGGCTGCATGTATGGCGAATGGTTCGTCAAGATCGACAAGGACGGCGACGGCCAGCCTGAGCTGCGCTACCTGTGCACGATCGGCGACGACCGCAACATCGTCGTCGACGAGGAGGCCAACCGGATCAAGTTCGCGCTGTTCAGCTGCGATCCAAAGTCACACACCATCGTCGGCGACAGCCTCGCGGACTACGTGCAGGACATACAGCGCATCAAGACCAACACGGCGCGCGCGGTGCTCGACAGTGCGGCCGAGGCGATCAATCCGAAGACCGTGATCAATGAACTGACCGTTACGGTCGACGATGCGATCAACGATGACGTCGGCGCCGTGATCCGCACCCGCGGCGATGTCAATAATGCGGTCGCCTTCGCCAATACGCCGTTCCTCGGTCAGCAGGCGCTCCCGGTCCTCCAATATCTCGACGACGTGCTGCAACGGCGCACCGGGCTGTCGGATGCGGCGAAAGGACTGGACCCCAAGGCTTTGCAATCCTCGACGATGATTGGCGTCGAGGCGGTAATCAATGGGGCGCAGGAGCGCATCGAGCTGGTCGCGCGCATCTTGTGCGAGACAGGCTTCAAAGACCTGTTTTCCGGCCTCTATAACGAAGTCTGCGAGAACCAGAACCAGCAGCGCACGCTGCGCGTTCACGGCAAGTTCGTGCCTTACGACACCTCAACTTTCGACGCGAGCATGCAGGTCGAGGTTAACGCCAATCTCGGCAAGGGCAGCGACATGGTGCGCATGCTGGCGCTCGCTCAGATCAAGCAGGACCAGCAACTCATCTTCCAGCAATTCGGCCCCAACAATCCCGTGGTCGGCATTCCCGAGATGCTCAACACCGTGACCGACATGCTGAGCCTCGCGAACATCAAGAACGTCGGGCGTTACTTCAAGACGCCGACGCCCGAGCAGTTGCAGGCGATTCTCTCCGCGCCCAAGCCGCCCGATCCGATGGCGGTCGCGGCTCAGGCGCAACTCGAGAAGGTGCGCACCGAGAGCGCCAAGGCGGTCGCGCAGCAGTCGCTCGATCGCATGCGGCAGAGCCAGGATAACGTGTTCAAGCATCAGCAATTGCATGCGAACACGATGATCGATTTGCAGAAGCTCGATCTCGAGGGCAAGAAGTTTGGCCTCGACCAGACGCATAAGCTCGGCATGCTCGCGAGCCAAATGATGAGCGACCAGGCCGACGCCGATGCGCAGGACCAGCAATCGCAGATCGACATGTCGCAGGCCCAGAATCAGGCCGACCAGACAGCGCAGCAGGGACAGCAGGCCGAGAACGACCAGCAATTGCAGGCCGCGCAGATGGCTTCGCAGCATATGCAGAAAATGGCCCAAATTAATTCAAGCCACGAACAAGCTATGACTTCGCTCGCCGCCGCTCATCATGCTGCGATGACCGGACACGCGGTCAACACCGGCAAGGCGGTGGTTGGCGCTCTGGCTTCGGACGCCGATCGCGCATCGAAGGAGCGCATTGCCGACGCTAATCGGTTTTCGAGCGAGCAAACCGCCGCGGCCGATCGGCAGAGCGCGGAGAAGCTCGTCAAACAGAAGCTGAAGACGCCGTGAACGAGCCGCTCAAACGCACGCCTCCAGAGGTCATTCGCGCCCTTGCCGGCGGCGCCAAGGACAAGTTGGCGGATGTCGCTTTCGCCGAAGCGATCCTCGATCTCAAGGCGCAATGGTACGCAGAGCTCCTGGCCGAGGACGATGATCTCAAGGGACGTGACATCAAAGCGCGGCTGAAAGCTCTCGAGGCGATCTACGCGCGGCTGAACAGCATGGCGGTCAAGACCAAATGATGCCCGAAGAGTTTCAGGATGGCGTGCAGAACTTTGACGCCGAAGTGTCGAAAGCGGAGCGTCCGCGCGACCACAAGGGGCAATTCGTTTCGATGGCGGCGCCGACGGCGTTGTTCGCCGAGCGGGCAATGGAAGGAGGGTTTGATGGCAAGACTGACGAAGGGAACAGGCGGCAAGGCGCTCAAAACGCTCCCGCGCGCACCGTTCATTCCCCCGGCGACGACGAACACGCCGTATACCCCGGGGAGAGCGACCGGCTCTTCGATGTTGACGAGTCCGAGCGTTCCGATCGTGAACTCGCCGACGCAGAAGGTGGCGAAAACGAGCGGACTGTCACCGAAGGGACATCCGAGCAAGACGCCGAAGGCGAAGAAAAGTTCGAGGTAAGCGTCGATGGCGAGACGCGCTATGTCACGCTGCGCGAAGCGCTGGACGGCTACATCCGCGAGGGGACGTTCCACGCGCGGATGCAGAACCTCGCCAATGTTCAGAACGAGATCGCCGGCGAAGTTTCGCGGTTGAAGCAGAACTGGGCGCTCTGGCACAGGGCGCGGGCCGAGTACGAGGAAGACCTCGCGAACATGATCCCGGCCGAGCCGAACTGGGAGCAGGAGTTCGCGCGCAATCCCTCTGCCGCTTATCTGACGCAAAAGACCTATCAGACATTGTACGGAAAGCTCGCGCAGTCGCGGAACATGCGGCAGCAACGGGAAGCGCAAGAAGCGGAGGAGGGGCAGCAGGCGCTGGCGCTTTACGCCGAGAACGGATTGGCCCGGTTTTTGTTTGACAATAAGATTAAACCGTCGGAGAAAGACAAGAATCTGCAATCGATGCGTCGTACCGCATTGGCTGCGGGGTTCAACGAGCACGAAGTCGCCACGGTCTTCGACCCCAGGATGCTGACTGTCCTGTTTAAGGCGAGCAAGTACGATCGGATTCAAGCCGCCCAGCCAAGAGCGGTAGTTCCGGGCAAAGGTCGATCGTTACCTCCTGGCGCGGCTACGCCCCTTGGGAATGCGCACCGGAAAGGACTCGACGAAGCACAACGCCGTCTGGCGAGCAGCGGCAGTCTCGACGACGCCGCAGAAGTCTTCCGTCGAATGTTCTAACTCAGAGGTTCCACATGCCTAAAGTGACAAATGCCTTCACTACGTATCTGGCGACAGGCAATAGAGAAGACTTGTCGAATGCGATCTACAACATCGATCCGTACGACACTCCCGTAGTGTCCTCGGCCAAGCGGAGAAGCGTGCGGAACCGGTGGTTCGACTGGCAGACCGAATACCTGCCGGTCGCGGGCACGATCCCGGCCCAGATCGAAGGTTTCGTCCTTTCGAACAGCGCCGCGACGCCGACCATGCGGCAGCAGAACGTCACGCAGATCAATGAGCGCGACGCGACCGTGTCGGGCACGCAGGAGGAATCGGACGCCGCCGGCAAGTCGTCGGAGATGGCGCATCAGATGGCGATGATCGCCAAGGTGCTGAAGTCTGACATCGAGCTCGTCACTTGCGGTCGCCAGGCGCGCAATGACGGCGCCGACAACACCGCGGCGCGCAATACCGAGTCCTTCCCGCACCGCCTCGGGCGCGCGGTCGACAAGGCTGGCAATGGCGCCAATGGCACCGGCACGGCGACACAGACTGCGGGCGGCTGCACGGTCGGCGTGATCGGAGCCAATGCGACCTCCGGGCTGCCGACGCTTAACACCGATGCGATGACCGCGCCAGCAACGCCGGTGCAGTTAACTGAACAGATGTTGGGCGACGCAATGCAGAAGTGTTACGGAAACGGCGCAAGTCCAACGCTATTAGTGCTGCCTCCTGGACCTAAAAGAACTGCATCTTCATTTACGGGTCGTAGTACAACGCAAGTACTTGTCGGAAAAACCGAAGTGGTTTCCACGGTGGATGTTTTCGCGACCGACTTTGGTAGGGTAAAATGCATTCCTAGTCGTTGGGTTCCAGCGGATATCGGACTACTCATCGATCCGGACTATCTCGCCATTGCTTATTTCCGGCCTTTCAGACAATCTTATATGGCGAGGACGGGCGATGCCGAGACGCGCATGATCGTTACTGAGTGGGGAGTTGAAGTGAGAGCGCCCCTTGGGCACTGCCTGTTCAATGGCATAAAGCCTTGATTTACTTGGGCTTTTTATACCAGCGCCGTTATAGCAGGAAATCTCGGCAATGGCTGAGACCAAAACCGTTTACCGCGACGCCTACGGCGTTCGCCGCACTCTGATCTTCGACGACGACGGTAACCGCCTCGTCGTCAAGACGGAGCAGGCGATCGACGGCTTGCTCGACCACACGGCGGCGTTTCGCGACATCCCGCAGCCGGGACCGTTTAAAAAAGTGGCCTCGATTCCAATTGAGATTTATGAAAAATCAGTCCTCGAGGGGTGGGACGACGACGACTGGAAGAAATTCCTGAACGACCCAGACAACAAGCTTTTTCGCACTTGGCCTGGACGCTGTTAAGATGGCCGTTCTCCTCCCTCGGCCATTCTCGCCCTGGCCCTTTTATTCACCGGGTGCGCATCATGAGGGGCCTGGCGACAATCTTCATCGTGCTGACGCTGCTCGACGGCGAGAAGGTCGACGTCAACCCCAGCGACATCGTCACGATGCGGCCGAGCGGCGATCAGATGCATCCCGACGCGAATTGCATCTTGACGCTGCTCGACGGCAAGTTTCTCTCGGTGGTGGAAGACTGCGTCACGGTGCGCGCGATGACCGGCGAGGGTAAGCCATGAGGAACACGCTGTTCGAGAACCTGCCGCCGCCGCCGCGCCGCGAGGAGAAAGCCGGCTTTCGCGAGATCTTCGTGCCGCGGCCTGAGAAGCCTTTGCCGCGGCCTCAGACGCTGCATCCTCGACCTGCGCCGCAGATCCCGCGAGGAGGCAAGCATGAGTGATTTTAGCGTTTTCAAAGCGACGCTCGCCGAATGGGCGAATCGTGCTGATTGGAGCGACGATCTCCTCACCTCGTTCGTGCGGGCGGCCGAGGAGAAGCTGAACCAGGAGCTCCGCATAGACCGCATGATCTGCAACGCGGTCAACAACGTCACGCAGGGCTGCGCCGTTCTGCCCGACAATTGGCTCGAATCGGATTTCATGCTGATCGCCGCCAATACGCCGACTGGTTGGTGGCCCATCAATTACAAGCCGCGTGACCAGTTCTATCGCGAACCCAGCACCACTAGCACCTATCATTCCTATGACAATAGCACCTATGGCTATTATACAATCGAGGGGCGAGAGATCATTTTCGGTGGCCCGGTCGACGCCCTTGAGGGCACGCAGTTCCAGATGAGTTTTTATTCCGAGATCCCCGTGTTCTCGGACACGGTGGATTCCTGGGTCTATACCAAGTACCCGAGCCTCTACCGTTATTGCGCGCTCATCCACGCTGACCTCCACGCCATTGGCGAGGAGCAGAGCTCGGCGAACATGAAAGCCCTGGCCGAGGACATGATTCAGAAGCTCAACGCCGCGCATCGTTACGCACGGGCTTCGGGGTCGCGCATCGCGCGGGGCCATATCAGGTCGTTCGGGTGAGACGCGATGAGCAACGGAACGGTCATTGAGGGCCTTCCCCTCGATAATACCTGGCAGAGCACCAGCAGCTGCACGCCGACTTATGCGACGTCAACGGTCGATAATGTCAAAATCACGGGTTCGCCCGGCGGCGTTACGTCCTTCGATGCAAATGGGCTTCCGTTGTGGGAGGTCGTAGTCAATGACGGCACGACGGCCGCGGATTTCCATATTGATCGCTACACCGGCGGGACATCGCCGGCCGACAGCCCGATAACCATCGAGCGCGCGACCGGGATCGTCACCTTCCATGATCCGGTGATGGGTTCGCGTGATCCTGTGTCGGCGCTGGAACTGGCGACGAAGGAATACGTCGACACTCATGTCGTCTCGGGCGCCCCGGTGCAGAGCGTGGCTGGGCGCACGGGCGCCGTAACGCTCACTCATACGGACATCACCGATTGGGCTTCGACGCTTGCTCCCTATGCGCTACTCGCCAGTCCTGCGTTAACCGG